AGGCGGTGCAGGAGCATTCCGTGCACCTGTGCAGGAAGTCGTGGCCCATGTCCCGGCCCGACCGCTTGCTCATGCTGAAGGCCCGTTTGTGGCCACACCGGCACTGTGTTTCCGGCTTCATCCGGGACAGTTCGCCGAGCGAATAGCCGATCCAGTGCTCGACGGTGGCGTCTTTCCAGGCCCCGCGCGGTCCGCACCGCCGTTTGACTTCCCGTTCGACGATGCGGCGCTTGTAGTCGTAGCTGCAGGTGTAGCCGCTGATCCGCTGGAGGTCGCCGTACTCATCGCGGACGCGGACCGGCAGCGACGGCTGCATTCCTTTGCCCGCTTTATCGAAAACATCGTCGTAGAGGTTCCCGGCGGTCGCACGGATCAGTTCGATACCTGCTTCGTCGCAGTGCCTCTGCAGGTAGTCGAGGTATTCGTACGTCTCCGGCATCTCTCCCTGGGTGTCCGCGAAGATCGCCGCGTCAAGTTTGGGGACTATTCCGGCGCAGGACATCAGGAGCAGGCAGGACGATTGCCAGCCGCCGCCGAGCGCCAGCGTGCGGGTGATCAGTTTCATGACCGCCTCCCGCATCCGTTCTTGACGTGCTGCTTGTACGCCTCATAGCCGCGTCCGACCCAATGCGACCGGCCCCAGAAGCGCCGTCCGCACGAGCAGGTGGTGAGCCAGCGGCGGCGGTGCTGCGGCTGCGGGATGCTCATGCGGCCGCGTCCATGATCAGCCGTCCGATGTGCTCGGCGACCTGGGGGACGACGGCGTTGCCTCCGGCTTCAACCATCCGGGCGGCAGCCCCATCAGTGTTTCGATCATCGAGATGGGCGGTCGCCACCGACCGGTCGACGCGATCACGCCATGAACGCGCTTCAATACGGCTGCGCTGGCTCTCGCGTGCCCACCTTGCGAACCGGGAGAGGCCGAGTTCTTGCCCAGCCCCCACCCTCTCTTGCCCATCGACGCCGTTGGCGTAGGCCACCAGGAGCAGGCGCTCACGTGGATGTGGTGCACCCAGGGCGCACGCGGATAGCAGTGACCACTCCGCATCGAACCCGAGGTCGGCCAGGTCACCGAGCACCCAGCCGAAGGCATCTCGATCGGCAAGGAGAGCTGGGACGTTCTCCACGAGGACGTAGCCGGGTCGTACTGCGCGAATGAGTGCCGCCATGGCTGGCCACATCCACCGTTCGTCGGCGACGCCTCTATGGCGCCCAGCGGCGCTGAACGGCTGGCAGGGGAAGCCTCCGGCCACGACGCCGACGGCTGGCCGAGTGGCTCCTCCCCACCAGTCCACAGCGGTTCGCACGTCGTCATGCCTGGGCACCTCCGGCCAGTGCTTCGCGAGGATCTTGCGGCACCAGGGGTCGATCTCCACCTGGCCTACGACGGTCATCCCGGCGCGTTCCAGGCCGAGGTCCAGGCCGCCGATGCCGGTGAACAGGGACAGGACGTTCACGACCCGCCCCCGTGCTCCTTGGCCCACTGCTCTGCCTGCCGCTCGGCCTCGAAGAACAGCCGCTCGAATTCGGCCCGCTGCGTCTTGTCCAGGTGGATGACGTCGGACAGCACCCTGCTTCTGGGGACGCGGATCACGACCGCGTCGCAGTCGCTGCCGATGGCGAGAGCGCGCCCGAGGGCGTCCCGCAGCTCGCCTACCGGCCGGATGGCATCGGAGGTGTACTCAGACATCGCCGAGCACCTCACCGTCGTGCAGCAGCGCGTCGAGGGCGTCGGTGGTCTTGCAGCTGTCGAGCCGCTCGAACACCACCAGGGCCTGGTCCTGGCCGAGCTCGCCGAGGTCGGCCAGGCTGCCGGAACTGGCGAGCCGGGCGGCGATGCGGAGCTGAGCGTCCTCGTCGGCGCCGGTGTAGCCGAGCCGGGCGAACTCCTTGCGGATCTTGTTCAGCTGGCCTGTGGTGGCCTTGGCGGGCGGCCGGTCGTTCTGAGCCTCCCCCGCGGGCTCCGCCGGGGGGGCGGACGGAGCGGACGCCGGGGGGGTGGCGTCAGCCGCGGGGGAGGCGTCTATCTCGTCGACGATCTCGGCGTCGACGATGTATTCGGGCTCGGCCTGCTGCGGCCGGGCGGCTGGGTCGCTGGCGGTGGCCGCGGCGCGCAGCTGCTCGCGGCGGTACTCGGCGGAGGTGGGCACCCACGGCTCGAGGCGGCGGGCTGCGGTCTTCCACCACATCGACCGGCCGGTGAACTCGGGATGCTCCGGTCCGCCGTCGGCGCGGTTCCAGGGGCTGAATGAGGAGTCCCCGGCGTCGCTGGAGGCCTTGGCGGCCATCACGTCGTCCTTGGACAGGATGACGACGCGGGAGACGGCGCCGGTGGTCAGCTCGGCGTAGGCGTAGACACCGATCATCTCGCCGCGGCCGCCGCCGAACCAGTTGACGTGGTGGACGGGCTTGTCGTGCTCGCCTTCCACGTAGGTGAAGGTGTCGTTCTGGCACACCTCGCGGACGACGACCTTGGCGACCGCGCCGGACCGGTACATCCGTTCGACGATGCCCCGGTATCCCTCGATGCCGAGGACTTCCGGGTGGCCCTTGCGCTTGCGGGGGGTCAGGTAGAACTCGTCAGTGCCGGGCTGGTGGCCGAGGGCGGCGCAGCGCATCAGGGCGGTGACGAGGCTGTCCGGGTTGGACCGGGCGTAGTCCATGAGCGTCTTGTTCGCGTACAGGGCACCCGCGGCGGTACCGAGGAACGATTCGACGTCGACGTGGGCGGGCAGCACGGCGTCGAAGTGGCGCTTGCGGCCCCACATGACGGCGACGGGGCCGCTCTCGCGCCTGGCGACGGCCTGGCCTACGGTCTGTGCGGTCATGCTGATGGCTCCTTTGCCTTGACGGGGACGAGCTTGTTGACGGTGTAGGCCTTGCGGACGCTCTCTTTCACGTCGTAGACCTGGCGGGTGGCGATGACGACGCGGCCGTCTTTCCCGTAGGTGTGCGCCGCGATGGCGCGGCGCCCATCCCCAATGGCGGCGAGGACGCGGTTAGTCATCTCGTCCTTGCGGCGCTCGGCTTCCTTGAAGCGGCGGCAGGCGGCCCGGTAGGAGATCTCCAGCCGCCTGCCGATCATGACGTCGCGATCCTCGACGGACGGGTGGAGATGCTTCAGGGCTGCGGTGGTGGCCGGGCGCCAGTCGACGTCGGGCTCGTCCTGGAGGTCGATGCGGTCCAGGAACTCCCGGGCCTCTTCGCGCATCAGCTTCAGATCGGCGTCGTCCATGGTCAGCTCGTAGACGCGGACCTTCCACGAGTGGACGAACAGGCAGGCGACGAACGCGGTATCGACGCCCATGACGTCCATCTGCCACAGCACCTGGCACCGGTAGTGGACGGGGATCTCGTCGCTGCCGTCGTCGCCCCACTCGTCGGAGCCGCCGTCCGTCTTGGTCTCCAGGACTGCGATCGGCAGGTCCTTCCATGTACACCCGGACTGACCGCAGTCGGCGCATTCGGATTCGGATACGAGCCGGTCGGGCGTGGCCAGCTGCCATGGCCGGTCAGGGTGGGCGTACAACTCGCGGCCGGTGCCCATCACGGCGAACTCGGGCCGCAGCTGGGCGAACTTGTCCGCGATGTAGGGCTCCAGGACGCGCCCGCGCTCGAACTCGCTGCGGTCTTCCTGCTCGGGCAGGTTGCCGAGCTTCTGGTGATAGAGGGCATACGGGCTGCTGTACGGGGACAGGCCCATCACGACGGCGATCTCCGAGGCCGTGATGCCCTTGCGGCGGGCTTCCAGCCATTCGTCTTCGCTGCTGGTGGGGATGAGTGTGGCGCTCACCGTTCGCTCCCTTCCGGCAGGGTGAATCCGGCCTGCTCGGCCCAGATGAAGTCGTTGTCGTCCCAGGGGGGGGTGAGCTTCCCGCGGCCCCGGCAGCGCTTGACGCCGGGGCAGCGGTACCGGCAGATGCACGCGCCGACGCCGCGCCCGTGGCAGGGGTGGCAGCTGGCGGTGGCCGCGATGGGGTCGATGGGGTCGCGCGGGACGGCGACGGCTTTGAAGCTTTTGACGGCCCAGTAGATGACGAGGGTTGCTCCGGCGATGACGACATAGCCGCCGATCATGATGACTCGCAGGCTCACGTGGTCCTCCCGGTGTGCCATGGGCAGCCGGTCGTGGTGGACCGGCGGCGCCAGTGCTTCGGGTGCCGCCTGCGCCAGGCCCATTCGCAGGTGCAGCTGGCGGGGACGTCGCGGACGCGGAACCGGGCGGCGTCGGGGTCGGTGATGGGCCAGGGCCGCTTCGGCCGCAGGCGGCGCTGTACGGCTTCGCTGAGTTCGGGCTTGCCGCGCCACACGTAGCCGGTGCGGACCGGCATGCCGTTGGCTGGGCTGCCGAGCGAGTGCGCGGTGATCACTGGTCACCGCCGGGCTGCTCAACAGCCGCCCAGACCCACGGCGCGCTCCGGTGAGCCTTCGTGCGCTGCACGAGACCCGCGCGTTCCATCAGCTCGAGGTGGTGGCGGATCACCGCGACGTTCCTGCGCGAGGTGGACTCGCTGAGCGTGACGGCCAGGTCCCGGGCGCTCTGCGGCTTCTCCCGCAGCGTGGCCAGCCAGGTGGGGTTGACGCTCACGGCTTGACCGCCTTACGGACCGGGTGCACGTTCACGTCG